TAAAAGATATTTTGTATGGTAACTCTTTATCTTTTATTAGTTCTTTAAAGTAAGGCTTGTAAAATTCGTAATCCGATTTAGATTGTTTGATATATTTCTGAACAGTTTTAGAATGAACAAGGAATTTCCCTGTCCAAACTTTACTGTTCTTGCTACTTGGTACATTACCTGCTATGAATATTTCTTTTACGAATGTCATCACATATTGTTGACGGTCTTTTCTAATGGGTCTGGTATATAAATATTTAGGTCATTAGCTGCCCACATTTTAATCATATCAATATACATCACCATCTCCCTGTTTGTTAAGCTCGTTGTGCTGGTTACCTTCTCATGCCACTCTCCATCTCTTAATTCTTTTTCTGTTAAGAATTGTTTCTTTAGTATTTCGTGAATACTTTGCTTGTCATCACCTATCTCGTTTGCTATGATGTCAACCACTACTCCCCAATAATAGTTGTTTAAATTTAAACTTCTATTTTTTTCATATCTCTCAACTACAACAACAATAAACTTATTGTTATGTCTCGATAAGTCTTGTTCCCACTTCTTATCATCACCAAAGAAAAGCTTTCCGTCTTTTACTTTTGCTATGTGTTTAATCTTCATAGTTTAACAAAATCATTTTGATTTTATCAACTAACCCAAGAATGACATCATCATATCTATCTTCTGGCTTTTCTCCGTTCCATTCTCTCCATTCTTTTAAAGCCTCTATGATAAGCATGAATTCTTCTTTTTCTATTTTGGTTATAACCTTAGCCTCTTTAATAGAGGTAATCAATTTATCTTTATTCATTTTCTATTTTTTTATATTATACAAAAGTTAAACAATAGGGAGAATTTCCTGCGGTCGCTTATGTATTCCGCTTTTAAGGATGTCTTCTCCCTATTACTTAATTAAAAGGGGTAGTTACCGTTTGTTTCAGCAGGAGTTTTCTCTGTTCCTGACCAAGCTTTATGAGCTGCCATATAAGCATTCATTTCATCTCCTGACAAAGGTTTATTAATACTATCTTTATATGTAAGAGTTTCTCCTACATTTCTTGATGTATAATATTCGATTCTCTTTCTTATACTTGGCTCATCTGTTTCTCTATTGGTTGTCCAATATTCAGATGAACGCATTAATACATTAAGAGATTTACCTACAGAGCTTTTTATTACTTCAATAGGATTAGTAAAGTCTGTAATACCTGCATTAATCAAAAATTGTTTTAACACTCTTGATTTAAATTCTGCAGACTCTGGTTTATCTGTAGGTTTTACTTTCCAAAATCTTGCTCTACCTTCACTCCCATCTTCAGCCTTTAAATTAAAATCTAAATAAGCAGAACCATTGTATTCGCTTCTGTCTTTAGAATCATCCACAGATTTTATGGTGACTGTGTATGCACCTTCTTTCATTTTAGGAGCGTTTAGCTCCACATTAAAATCAAAATCACTCATTTTTCTAATTTTTATTATTTATAATATTCATTGCACGTTTCTAAAACCTGTGCGAGGTCATTGTCAATTCTTAAATCTTCAAACATTCCCATAGGAGATTTAGCAGAGTTCTTGCCAGTTGTATTGGTGATAAACGTATGCTTTACACCAGCATCTGTTTGAACTATATCGGTATATAAACATATAACGAATTCTTTTTCAACAGCCATTCTCCATCTTCTTCCATCAACTTTAACATGCTCACATGTTACACCTGATTCATCATCAACATAATCTGATATAGCAGTAAATATTACATACTTATCAGAGTTCTTAGACTTGTTTAGTATGGTATCAATTTCCTTATTGAAATTACTCCATACATCAAAGCCCTTAAACCTAACTGATGATTCTCTATATATCATTTCATACAAAGCAGTAAAGCTTTCTACTACTATGTTCTCTATATCTTTGTTAGACATTGCTTTATCTAACATAGTATGAAAATCATTAACAGTGTTTATCGGTACGTTGAACTTGAATTTTTTAGCATTCTTGAATGGCAATGCTTTTCTCTCCACATTTAATACTACAGTTGTGTCTGGATTTAAGTTTCGCAGTGAAGACGACTTTCCTGTGCCGCTTCTACCTGCAACAATAATGTTTGCTTTCATAATTAATTATTTTCTTCTTGTTTCTAAATTTAAATATTTGTTTTCGTCTTCCATCTGTTTTATTCGCCTCTTTGCTCCTACTAACTTTACATATCCCTTTATCATAACTTGGTTACCTTGTTTCATTTGTTCTCCTAATTCTACAAATGTTTCTTTCAATATCTTTTTAACCCTGTATTCAGGCATATCTAAATCGTAAGATATTTCTTTAATGATTTGTTTTAAATTGCTCATTTTAATCAATGCAAATATACAAAAAACCATCCATTAAAACAAAGGATTGTCTTTGTAATCTGTAAATCTTGTAAGCTCTTTTTGAAAACGTAAAGGGATAGTTCCTATACCTATATTCCTCCCTTTAGAGAATATAACTTCAGCAAGTCCATTTGTTGGAGCACCCATATTATCCTGTGTAATCCCATAGTATTCAGGACGATACACAAACATAACTATGTCGCTTGCTTGTTCTATCTCACCTGATTCTCTTAAATCAGATAAGACGGGACGTTTATCTTGCCTTTGCATAAGTCCACGACTTAATTGAGACAATGCTATAACTGTTATATTATATTCTTTGGCCATATTTTTTAGGCTTCTTGCTATCTCACTTACCTCTTGCTCTCTTGTTCTACCTTTAATGTTATGACTAATCAGCTGCAGGTAATCTATTAGAACCAGCTTAACTTTTTTTGTCATTACATATTGCTTAATTTTATTGCGTAAGTAGCGTAGATTAGACTCTGTGCAATCATCTATGTATAAAGGAATATCTGATAATGAATTTAAACAACTATGTATATTACTAAACTCTTCATCATTAATCTTTCCATTCATTATCCATTTACTATTAACTCCTGATTCAGAAGATAATAATCTATTAGTTAATTGAACTACACTCATCTCATACGAGAATATAACTGCTGGCGTTTTATTCATCATCACTGCATTTCTTGCAAAGTTTAATGCCAATGATGTCTTACCCATAGATGACGCACCACCTACTATAACTAAATCTCCTGGTTGCCAGCCTCCAGAAAACTTATCTATATCTACAAAACCTGAAGGAATCCCTGATATTTTTCCATCTAATTTCATTTTTGCTTCCAGCTGCTTCATTGCTTCCGAAAGATGTTCATCTATATCAGTAATTTCTTTATGTTTTATATTAGATATTTTACTTAACCCTTTATCTAAATACTCTATTGTATTAAAGACATCTTCTCCTTCAACAATTTTTTCTATTGTTATCTCGCATACATCACCTAACTCCCTTTTCATTCTTTGTTCTTGTAAAAATAATACACCTTCTCTAACATTAAAACGATAATCATCTTCATTACATATTATTGTTATAAATAAGTTTTGTAAATCTCCTTTTGTTTTTCTCATTACCTCCATTTCATTTACCTCTACTCCCTCATCAGCTATACTTCTTATATGCAAGAATATTTTTTTATGATTCTCATCTCTAAATAAACGTGGTGTTAGCAAGTCATTCATTTCATAAAATATTTTAGTATTATGTGCAAGGGCAGCTAATACTTTTCTTTCAACTAAAATTTGATTATCTATCACTTTTATAATATTTAGGTTGTTGATATATATTATTATCTATAACGTCTTCATCTTCGTCTTCCCATCTTCTGCCGTTAATCCATCCTTGAGGAAACTTCCAGGCTTCAACCCATTCTCTTTTCTTTTCTTTTTCTTTCCTGATTTTAATTTGTTTATTCAATCCTTTTATCATATCATTAAACATTTCTTCATTAGGATTTAATTTAATAAACGCTTTAAGTGCCTGTTGTTTCCCTTTCTTTAATGGATATACTTTCCAAAAATCATCAAAAAGTAATTTAATATTTCTACTCTTTAACTTTATATTAGAAACCTTATTTATTAGTTCTTTATTAATAGTAAGGAAATTATTATTCATAAATATATATTCCTTTATTAATAGTTTCTGTATCACTTGATTTAATTGAGGCTCTATAAATCCATATTCCTCTTTTAAAAATACATTTATTTTTATTACATCGTTTTTTAGTATCTCTTCTAAAACTAATGCTTCCAGCTTACTTATCTTCATGACACATCCATTGCATCATTGAAATCACAGTCTAATTTTACTTCATCACATATGTCTCTTAATATATCAGAATCATAATGATTAGGTAAATCTTTTTGTGCTCCCAATCCTTTTAATAATTCACTTGCGTGTTTAGTAGAGTTTGTAAGTTTTCTTTGGTCATCATCTACTATAATATACAATGCATAAAAATTCCAATTGGTAGTATAACATATTTCTAACATAGCTATTTTATTTTATTTATAATTAGTTCAAATCCTTTTCTCATAAACTTATTTCCCTTTCCTAACATAATGCTTTCTAATTTTCCATTCTCTCTATCTATCTTCATATTTCTATTAGCATATCTTGTTAGTCCATTAAATAAACCATAGTAATTTGTTCCATGAATAAAATTTTCATCTGCTATATGTTTATTTAATTCTTTAACTTTTTTTGCAAGCCGTATATCTATTGTTATATCTCTATGTGAGCTTATATTATTTAAATCAGATGTAAATCTAATGTTACTTATTGCAAAACTTGATAGAATATAATCATTGTCCTTAATTTTAATGAAATGTCCTGTTCTATTTTCTGGACTATGTAAATATTTTTCATCAAATTTATGTATATTTTTAGCAATCCACTTATCAATTCCTAACATTCTGCAAATTGTTTCATTAATAATATTAACATCAATAGGTGTATAAAACATTTTTTTATATAATGCTGAGCAGCCTAAAACATATTGTTGTATATGAGTTTTTAAATCTATATCTTTTATCTTTTTTGGGACATTAGATGTATGCTTAAACTTTGTAGCTGTTATATCGGATAGTAACATAGGGAACATATTGGCGCAACCTATAACTTTATTACATAATCCAAATGCTAATCTTGATGAGCCATCGTGTGATGATATGGCATATATATAGTTTTCTGAAATTACTTTTCCTATTTTAATATCTTCTATACGAAACATAAAACAAACTTTTCTACCTTCATTAAAACTTTTTATTATGACATCTTGTAAATTTACATTAGGATAGTCTTTAACTATTTCTAATATATAATTAAATGTGTCTTTGTTTTGTGTTGGTACATAAGATGACTTGACTGCTCCTAATATTTTTAAATTATCTTTACGTCTTATAAAGTAATGTCCTTTGATTTCTTGGTGTTTTTTCGTAGGATGATAGTGAAGTGCAGGTATCTTTTCTACTTGCCAATTCATTTTATTATCAGTTAGTATTGATTCTTGAATATTATTTTTCATTTTGTAATGCTTTTAATTCGTTAACAAATATTTCTTTTAATTCTTTAAACATATCTTTCTTTTCGTGTTCATCTTCTATTATTCTTGTTAT